CTCAGGTCCAGATCCCTGTCGCATTTTGTCTGCACCATCAAGATCAACACCTTCATCTAAAGAGCCATGTGTCAATACACTTGTGCCAAAGTCTAACACAATACAATCTTTTTTTATTATGCCAGGATGTGTTTCAGGATCTATTGTTCGCAGTCCACGACCAATCATTTGCACCATTGTAGATTTGTACGAACATGGTCTGGTAAGCACGATACAACTTACAGGTGGTGCATCAAAACCCTCTGTTAACACCGCAACATTAACCACAACCTGGACATCTCCATGCTCTAAATCATGTAGTATTTGTTTTCTCTCTTCCGATGGTGTTTCACCTGTGACAATTTCTGCACGGATTTTATATCTTCTGAACTCATCACATAAATCATGTGCATGAACCACTGTGCTACAGAATATAACTGTCTTTCTATTTCCAGCTTTTTCTTGCCATTCCTCAACAATCTTTTCGTTAATGGCACGTTTGTTCATTATCTGCTCGACCTGTCCCATGTCAAAATCTGACACAGTTTTACGGACATTTTGTAAATCTTGTTGTACTCCAACATCAATCACGAATGTTTTTGGTGGTACAAGAAACCCCTCTCGTATGAGGTTTGCTATCTCGATCTGATGCGAACAATTATTGAACACACCTTTTAAACCTTTTCTATCTCCACGATTAGGTGTTGCAGTAAAACCAACGATCTCCACGGACTCATTAGCTTCTTTAACTTTATTAATAATTCTTGTGTATGTTTCTGCTATAGCGTGGTGACTTTCATCTATCACCATCATGTCTATCTTGGACATATTAGCCAAATTGTTCGGTCTCGATAGTGTCTGCACCATACTAAATACCGCACTACCATCCCAATTTTTTTCTGTAGCATCTACTATAGATGTAGATATTTTTGGATTAACACGAGAAAATTTATTTTTGTTCTGCCCAACAAGTTCGTCTCGGTGTTGTAGAATTAAAATCTTTTTGCCTTTTTTGTATCGTTTGCCAATCAATGCAGATAACATAATTGTTTTTCCTGCACCAGTTGGTGCTACAACTATTGTGTTCCTGTGCTTGTCTAGTGCATTAGAAGCGTCTTGTACTGCTATTTCTTGATATGGTCTTAGAATCATCTGTCTCTCATTGGCTATAGTTGTGGGTAGTTTTAGGGCACTCGCACTACCCAAGCGAGTTGCAAGTAGACTAAGGTCAGTTAGCCCTTGCTATTCCTACCATCATTACTTCGCCCAACTAGGTACTGCATTACCATTATTGGTAGGTGCAGGCGATGGTGTAACAGGTGCAGAACCACCACCACTTGGTATGTAACCTTCCATACCTTGTGTCATGACAACTCTACATTTATTTTGATCAGCATATTGAGGATTATTAGATTTCTCAATACCAATTTTTACACAAACATTCATGCCATTAATGGTAGCAACACCACCTCTTTGCATGTCTATCTGTCTTACTGCTTGAGCTTGTGCTGAAGCATCAGTTGCAGAAACATCGTTATGACTTTCTACTACTGCTTTCAACCATTGCAACCCAATCTTTTTAGATTTAGATACACCATTATCATCTTTGGCATCTCCATCAAAAAAATGATTAGTCCAAAACTTACGTTTATCAAACTGACCACCAATAATGGTATATTCAATTTCAAGCCATTTAGCTGATGTAGTTTGAGATGCCCTAAATATTGGAGTATTGCTAAACTCTGGAATAGTCACAGGGTTAGGTTGTATTTTAATTATTGCTCTTGCAATAGTTCCTTCGGGAATAAGGTCAAAATCAGATCCACCCCCATTTTCAATATTATTTAAATCAATCACTGGACTTCTCCTTTCTCTGTTGGTTGTGATTGTGGATCAACAAATGTTAAATCCTTTTTCTGTGCAGATCCATTAAGCTTACTTATAAGTTTACCAAGATGTGGCTCTTCAATTACATCAAGCTTACCTGATCTATCTTTAGCTGGGTATCCCCATTCATTAAGAGTTTGACATACAAAAGCCCTATATGGTTGCACACCATCTGTACCACCCATGACTGTCATTGTAATAACTTCATCAACAATTCCAGGTAGTTCTCGTGCAGTTTTAGAACCTTCGATTTGTAACTCGTAGTTGGTACGACCATAGTCATCTATCTTAGAGTCAAGTATGCCAACTAAAATAACATTCTTATCTCTAATATGTTGCAGATGTGTAAGCCATCCCATCATCTCTCTTCCGTGCATACCATAGGCAGCTCTAGTATCAACTTTACCAGACCTTTCTATTACATTATCAGGATGAGACATACAGTATTGAAAACACAAACGCCCTGCAACTGTAATACTATCTACAAAAATAGTATCATATTTGTGCATTTGGACTAATTTGTCGCCAAACTCCTGCATCACTCTTTCGTAATGAATATGATCATAAGGCTCCCTCGACAAAGATGGATTTACACCACCAATGTAACAGACAAAATCACGACACTCTTGCCATGTGTTTGGTCTTATTACATCAATAGGAAAATCCTTAATTGCAGTATCGCCTGCCTCAAGGTCAATAAATAAAGTCTTATCAGGATCAAGAGTGCGAGCAAGAGTAGTCTTGCCCACACCACTTTGACCACAGATAACCATCTTATGACCTCTTTTTTCTGCCATACGTTGTTCGGCAGTGATTATTTCTAAAGCCAATTAAGCCTCCTCTGGTTGTACAAGATCAATATTTATTGTTCCTTGCTCGACAGTTCTGGCTGGCTGAAGTTTTTCTACTATGGCTGGAGGAGCATTTGTATATTTTCTCTCTTCCACGGCATAAGTAATTTTTGCATAATGTCTTGCATCTTCAGGGTCCATTGTATCGAAAGCATCTCGCAATGCCTGCTGATCCCACGTTACTTTTTTATTAATGGAAACCTTAACTTTATCTTCTTGTTCAGAAAATAATGTAGTTGTACCAAAGTCTTTACCTTGTCTCTGTAAATCTTTATG